CCCCCATCAGAAGCAATAATCATTCCTTTAAGTCTTACAGGAGAAGCAATAACCACATTCGATGTTGCAGTTCCCGCTACTCTTGTTGCTTGTATATCAGCTTTAGCTGCCATAAAATTCTCCTTTAGTTGTGGCTCCCGAAGGAGCCACTAATTAATTGTTACGCTGCAAATGCAAACGCACCAGTAACAGCTGCTGCTGCACCGCTCATTTCTGAAGCGATTGTCCACACACCATCTTCAAAACACATAAAAGCAATTTTGCTTCCTGTTGTAAAAAGATTAGTTGCTGCATCAGCTGGAGTGAAAACTAATTGTGTTTCACCTGCTGCTGAAGTATCAAAAGTTACTTCATTTGCTGCTCTTGATTCGATTAAAGAACCAGTTGCCCAAACGTCAGTACCTGCTGCATTGAAAGTTAAAGTTAAAACTCCACCTGCAGTGTCTTTAGATTGAACGTAAACTGCAATTGCACCTTTAGTTGCTGCTGGTAGTGCTACAGCACATGCTGCTGCACCTGTGTAGTTTACAGCTGCAATAACTCCATCAGCGATAGATATATTTGCTGCTGTTGCTGTGTCTGCAAAAAGCAAACCTGTTAAGTCAGGCATACCTGAACTGTATCTTGTTGTAACTGCTCCTGTTGTTGCGTTTTTAGTAGCCATTTGAAAGCCACCTTCAGAACGTACCGGCCCTGAAAAAGTAGTTGATGCCATAATAGTTTCTCCTTGTATAGCGGTTAAATTTTGTAGTCTCTATACCGTCTGCCTAGCCAGTCTACAAAATTAAATAAATTTCTAGGTGTTTCTATTATACATAAAAAAAGGGGCGATGTGAACACCGCCCCTAATTAATAATACTAGTTGTATTTATTAGCTTGTAGGTAAGTTTCCGTTACCAAAAATACATCTTGGATCAGAAAATCCGAAAGAGTATCTTTCTCTAGCTTTAAATCTCATGTTACCAGTATCGAAGTCACCTTCCATCGCAGTTTTGATTGGTGATCTAACGAACATTTTCATTCCGTTAGGTACATCAGTCATTAAGAAGTATGAATCAGTGTCAGTTAAAAAGTTATTAACTCTGTAACCTTCTGGTACCATACCCATGTTATTGATGGCGTTGATGTCATTGTCAGCAGTTCCAACTCTCATTGGAGACTTCATGATTCTCTCAGCAGTAAATTGTAATTCTTTTGGAATTATCATTTTTCTACCTTGAGCAGCTATTTTCAAGCCTCTCTCATCGACAAATCCAGCAATGTCAATTAATGACTGCTCGAGTGAAGTTTCGTTAAGATCTGCAGCAGTTGCTAGAACGTTTGAGAAAGTTCCACCAGTTGCTAATGGGTGAGCGTTGTTAATCAACGACTTACCATCTCCACCAACAGCATTTGCAACTTGCGCATTGTTTAGAACGTTTGCAGCTTTAACTTGCTTCGTGTTTGCCATAGATCTTGCTAGGGCTCTTGTGTATCTTCCCGCAAGTCTATCGTATAGGTTATCTTCGATTGCTTCCTCAGTGATAGAGAATGCTAATGCGATTGTTTCGTGGTTGTATCTAGCTGTGAAAGTTTCACCTGCTTGATCGAACACTACTCCAGCACCTTCTTGTTTAACTGGTGCAGAAGCGAAACCGCTTAACATTACTTCCTCTTCGAAAGCTCTGTCAGATGTTTCAGTAGAGAAAATTTCAGCATGCTGATTTTCATATCTACTGTATTCCAGGCCGAATAAAGCATTCAAACCTGGCTCTAGTTCTTTAACTAGTTGTGATCGTGATATTGCCATAGTTATTCTCCTCTATTATAGGCCTGTTCCACTTCTGTAGAAGTGGTTGTTGATTCTAACAAGAATGTTAGCATTTGATGTCGAAGTATCAGAATTATCTGGGTCCTGCGAAATATCAATTGCTTGTATCGGTAAAGTGTTAGTTGTATCACCAGTTGAGTGATCTAACTGACATTTAGATATTCCTGTTTGTGTTACACCTGTAGTGTTTGTAACATCGTAATTACTGAACAGATTTGCTCTAGTAAAAGTCGAATCAGAGTCTACAAGAAACACTGCATCAGGGTCATCAACAACAAATGCTGTAATGTCACCTGCTGCAATACCACCTGGGTAGTAATTTCTGTATGTCGGCTTTTGAGTAGTTGGATCTGTGTAAAAACATCCGTTAAAAACGCCCACGATAGGTACAGTACCACCAGTAGAATGTCTGTCAATATTTCCAGTAGTTAATGGAATAACCATATCACCTTGGAAAATTGCAGTTGTGTGTCCACTTGCAATTGTGTATCTATTTTGAGCTCCTACTAATGGTGTACCGTCTAGTTTTCTGTACGGTCTTAGACCGAACTTTTCACTTACGTTTGCCATAGTTGTTTTCTCCTATTATGTTTATATTATCCAAGCTATCTCGGGTAGGTAATGCAAAAAAATTATTTTTTACGACTACCACCAAAGGTAACTCTAGACTGCCTATCAATATTGATCGGCATGTCCGGGTGTTGCTCCTTCATAAGATCTCTATCTATCGCGTCTGTTCTGTCTTGAGTTATTCTTCTAAAATACTCAGCACGACTTTTCAAAATCTCCTCCGGTATCCTTGCCAACACAAGGCCACCAATTCCGATGAGTCCAGCATGTTTTCCATCATGAATAACTGGGTAATCATGTTCACCGATTTCACTTATAATAGTTTCGGCTTTTACGAATTCCCAACCCTCTCTCAGTTTTTTAGATACATTACCTGGATCTTCAAAACCTGCAGTGTGAGTTCTTATCCATCTGTGTGCATAACCTTGCGGTGCAGCTGGGGCATCCAAACTGGATGGTGGAGTCCAATCTTTCTTTCTAGAAGTTTTAATTCTAGTTTCAGACTCGCGTGAAGTTTTAATTTTACTTTTAATATTTTCCATATTAGGCTCCTTCTTCCTTCACGTATTTTGCGTATTCCTCTAGTGGCACCCCTAATTTCTTAGCGATAACTACCTGTGATTTGGTGAGTTTCACAGACTTGCGTCCACCTGATCTTCTGCTAACAGAAGCTACGTTTTGGACGGGTGCAGCTTTTGTTTTTTCTTCAGTAGAAGATTGAGCAAATTTCTGAGGGAAATACTCCTTCATACGTTTGTTGATTTGATTATAGTATTCGTCAGTCTCTGCGTCAATTCCCTGCTGTACTAGATCTTCATGTATTCCCATTGCAGCAGAAGTAAGGACTCTATCTGTACCAAACCACTCATTATCAGTAGCCCATTCCTGAGCTTTATGGCTAATTTGTGGTTTTGCAGCTACAGTCTCTTCTTTAGGTCTTGACTCAGCTTCTTTCTTTTTCAATTCCTTTTCACCTAAAGACATTGAAACTTTTTCTTTCTCAACAGCTAATTGTGTAAGCTTATCGTTAGCTTCCATAATTTTATCAGCATCTTGAGATTCTAATGCAGCTTTTAAACTTGCTTTTGCTTGTTCTCTTTCTGCATCTACTCTAGCACCATACTCTTTGAGATAATTTGTATCCGTCTCTTCAAATTTTTGCTCAGTAGTTTCGTACTTACTTTTAAGACCTTTAGCATAATCAACTGCAGCACGTTCTCTTCGTTCTGCTTCTTTAATTTGATATGTAAGTTTCTTAATTCTTTTTTGAACCTTATCAGAATAATCTTTAAGACCTTCTTCGTCTTCAGTTTTTTCTTCTAATTTAGTTTCTCTTTCGTTTTCAAACGTCTTATCTATTTCTTTTTCGTTTGAATCTGATTCTTGATTACTGACATCTACATAACCTAAGTCAACGTCTTCCTTTTTTTCAAATTCAGCATTGCTTACATTAGGTGCATCAACAGTAATTACTTGTTCTTCAACGCCATCTGTGTCTAATTCCACATCTGGACTTTTATTTTCTTCAGCCATTTTTCCTCCTTAATAATGGTGCAAAATATCGGCTGGATTAGAAATAGTAGAAATAACTTCATCGTCATTCAGTACCCTTACTTCACCACCCTCAATTTTGAATCTTGAACCTGCATACCTACTAAAAATTATCCAATCATTTAGTTTGCACCAAGGCCCTTTAGGAAATTTATTATCATCATGATAACAAAGATCTCCCATTTTTAGCACAAGACCACAGACAGTTGTCATCTGTATTGTTTCTTGTGTTGTGTCAGATAAATACAGACCGCCTTTAGTCTTCTTTGGCCCTGCATATGGCAGTACCAAAATTCTATAACCAGTAGGTGTCGGTAATTTATCTAAGGTTGATTTATCGATCTTTTTAGGATCAAGGACTGTTTCTACTTCATCACGTGTTTTATACGCTTCTAGAAGTGCTTCAGTCCGTTTCGGTGTCTCCGTGGACTTGTTCATCGTTATACTCCGTTTTTGACAGCAGGTCTTTTATATCCTGTTGCAGATCTTCTAGTGATCTGATTTGACCCCTAACATATTGTAGTTTCTCTAGAGTGTCAACACCATATATAGCGTTTTGCTTGTATCTTTCAAGGTTCCTCGCTATAATTTTTTGTAGTAACGATATTGTATCTATATCCATTAATTTCTCTTAAGTATTAATTTATTTTTTCCTTGTTTTAGCAGCATAAAACCAAATTCATTTACTATAACTTTTAAAATTGTATCCATGTTAAATTTTGGATAGTCATCGAAAATAAATACTGTACCAGGTTTTGATCTTTCAGCAAAAAATACAGCTTCTTTAACAACATCGAATGTTTTATGTGGCCCATCAAAATGAACCAAATCATAGTGATTTATTATCTGTTTTTCATTCCTATAAATAGGAACACCATCTGAAAACCTTTTCATAAATTCATCATCACCCATAGGAAATAATGTAAAATTTTCATAATCTAAATCTTTAATTAATTGCAGCTTCATGCTGTTTGTATAATCACAAGTGTACTTACCTGAATTATCATAATGCTCATAATTTAAATTACCGTAAGGATCTATACCTATATGCCAATGTTTTTTATTTCTAAAAGCATCTAAAATTATTTTAGAACCTTCACCTTGTCTCACACCTATTTCACAAGTAAAAAAATCATCACCTGTCAAACTATCACATGCTAGTTTTAGCATGTCATATTCTATACTATCACCTTGGATCATGTTGGCCTCTTATCACTACACATGTAACCAACAACACGTTGACCTTTGTATGTATGATAGGGTCTTTGGCTAAAAGTATCAGTTTTTATAACAGTCATTTTTATATTGTCTTCATACCACTTATAACAGGATTCGTAAATAAGAATATTTTTTTGTTCTATCTTATTATTACTGACTAAAATTAATAATGTAATAATTAGTTCTTTCACTTATTAAAAAAAGGTATCGTATATTTTACGTTCTGACATTGGTAGGTCTTGGCCCTGCGTTACCTGCTGCTCTTTTTCTGCTGACAGCACTCGCCTTTTGCGACTTTGACATCGCTGTGGCTTTTGCAAGTGGTACGCACTTCGGATACTTCCGACTTGAACCACTGGCAGATTTTCTTCCACACTCTTGAAACTTGCCACCTTTTTTCTTTGCTCCAA